CTTTTCTATTCTCAAGATTGACGGGGGTGTTTTCCATAGCCGCATCGATTGCGCTTTCTGGATTTTTTATACCCCCCACCCCCTCTTTTGTTACCTCTGAAGGCGGGGTGTCCTTATTAGGGTTTACACCAGTTGACACGCAAGTATCTGATTCTAAAGGAAATGAAAGGTTAACAGGTGTTAGCCTATCGGATTTAGGAGTGGATTTAGTGTGTGGAATACTATGCAAAGGCTGGCGGCTAATTAGTGTCGAATTTTCGGGGTCGGGGGCTGGTGGGGTCTCTGGAATACCGATCGCTGATGCCTCACCCCCCAGAATAGGCAAGGTATAAGCGTCCTGATCGCCTTCTGACATCTGGTCGGTGACATCTGCCGGAGTCTGGTCATCAATAGCAGGCTTGCCGCTGATCTCATCCAGCAGGCTCTCGACCTCGCTTGCCTCGACATCAATTGCACCGCCGCTAGAAAATGCCAGCCGGATCGACTTCATCAATTGGTCACGCATCTGCTCGCTGTCCGTTACCTTGACCAGCTCCCGCCGCTCAGTAAAGAGTGCGACCTCGGTCATTTTGCCGATTAGCTCCAGCGCTTTCAGCTGCTGCGCTGGGTTGATCTCATCATTTAGCGCCAGACCCGTCAGCCGATGGATGGCAATGCTCCGGAGACGAGCGGGTAAAAGGTATGTTTCCGCCTCTTTTGCCTGTTCCAGAGCCATCAAGTATGCCGAGACCTTGCCGTTACTGGCGACCTCCTGCGCTTTCCTGCTCTGGGTCGCTGGCTTGCCCTTGGTGTTGTATGCCTTCCGGTAGGCTGCCGTTTTGTTCCCGCTCTTGATTACTTCCTCCGCAAAGGCTTTCTGCTTCTTGGTTAGAGTCTGCCCAGCCTTACCAGACCCCAGCAAGATCTGGTTAATTGGGATCTGTTCCAGACCTTCGGCGATTTCTTTTCGTGATAGCTTTTTCATAGGTATTTATTGGGAATCGGTGTCCCTTGAGATTAGCCCAGAATCTGAGGCTCTGCAAGATCTCTGCCGGTCTGGCTGTCGATGTGACTCTGGGACAGTGAAGTATGTGATCTCTCTCTGGTGTTCTGGTCTATCTGGTTCCCTTGTGACTTGTCAGAGTCTGGGCTGTTCCGCTTCGCTATTCTTTCCCCGCGATTAAGTTTTTGCCGCAGCTCCCGCGATCGACCCCCACCGTTTTATAAGGCTTTGCTGGCTGTTTCTAACACGGCCGCATTTTCACCACCCGCCAGCCCTGATTCTATATGGGTGTGCCTCATGCTTTCCTGGTCAAAAGTGAATAGCGACCCTTATATTTAAAGGCTCTGCTGGCTGCCCTTCAGCTGCCTATTTACCTAATCGAAAATATTTTAAAAATTGTTTGTTTTGTGTATTGCTTGTCAATACCTTCAAGCGTTAAAATCAGCAGGTGGTACTTTTTTAATTCATCTGCTAGGAGGTTTTTTATGGTTATCGAGAAAGTGATTCACGGGTATGAGGTCATGCTGGACACGGACACAAACGGCGATGGTGAAGTTAGCCCGGAGCGTGTGACTGGGTGCTGGATCAATAAGGGCAATTACTCCGGATCGCTTGAGCTGGTGCGTGCGCTTGACGGTCTGGAGGATGTAGAGGGCAATTACCAGCCTATGAGCGATCACACCTTTACAACAATTGAGAGCTGGGCTCTCGCTAACGGTTATTAAGGGGGATTTATATGATGTTTTCTGTTTACTTGTTTGAGGTAGATCGTGCCTTCGGAGGTCATGAGGAGGGTGGCTGGTGGTATGACATCGGGCAGCCGGTAAGTCATCCCAAAAACCGCACTTTCTCAAATCGAGGGTCTGCGCTCTCGTACTATCGCTCACTCGCTGATCTGGAGACCCAGCTTAATGACGGGCTGGCTCCAATCGATTCTGTGTTGTGTTCCGGTGTTTATCGTTTCATCGTCTCAAAGGGTGCGCCGAAAGCATTCCCTGAGAGCCGTCCCTTTTACTGCTAGGAGGTTTTAAATCATGCTAGATCAATCAATTAATGCCCGTCTCAACTCGGCTTGTGCGTCCCATTCTGGTGGTGACAATCAAGGTTTCTTTTATATCGATGGAATCCCGACTAAAGGTCTCTGGATCGATCTCGATCAGGTCGGCGGCTGGGAGGATATTCAGCTCCGGCTCTCCGAGGCTTTCCCGTCCGCTGTTATCGATGAGGTTCTCTGCGCCGATGTCGAGGGTCTCGCTCATCATTTCTACGCTTGCAGCTGCGACTCATTCGACCTTGACGCATGGGTCGAGTTTCTGGAGGAAAAAGCTGGGACACACCTCAGCGATGAAGTGATTAACGCTTATTTTGAGAATTGCGGAGCTTCATCCCTTTCTGATGTTGAGGAGGCATACGCCGGCGAGCATAACAGCGATGAGGACTTTGCCGTTGATCTGCTGGAGCAATGCGGCGATCTGGATTCGATGGCAGAGAATCTCCGATCTTATTTTGATTATGAAAAATTCGCTCGTGACCTGATGATGTGCGATTACTTCGAGTCGAATGGTCACTACTTCCGAAACCTATAAGGGGCTGACATGACAAAAAAGCAAAATTATCTTAAAGCCCTTCGCAATTGTGAATCCGGCTGGATCTTGGCGAGTGCCAGAAACCCAAATAAATACATGACCAAAACGCAGGTTTTGCTGCATTTTTTAATTTTGAAAGAAAGGGGTTTTTTAAATGCAATCTAAAAAACTGAATCAAATAATGAAGTCGCACCCGCTCGCCGTGCTGATGATCCTCACGGCACTAGAGCGATTCTCGGCGGAGGTTTCCGCCAGCAAGCCGGAGGATTACCCGCCGCACGGTATCGTCCACCCTGAGAGCTGGATAGAGCTGGCTAAGGACATTCAAGACCAATTAACCGATAGGGAGGTTTAACCATGCAATATGTTATCCGGTGCTTACAGCCTTGCCCAATAAGTGGCGAGGAGCTTTTTTGGTCAAATGATGAGGGCTGGACAGAATCAGATAATTTTGAGGTGTTTACTGCCTCAGAATTAACCCTTTTTAATCTTCCAATGGAGGGGGAGTGGGTAGAGCTTAAAACTTCATAAACAGACTGACGAGCTGGTGAGATCCCAGCGAAACCCCTACGGGGGTCTCTGTTTAACTGCTAGGAGGTTTTTTTATGATTCAGTTTTATATCAATAGCCGACCGGTACCCCGTGCAATCGCTCGGCATCATATCGCCGAGGCTTGTCCTCAGTACTCGCTCGAAGATGTTTCCCGCCTCATGTCGGCCGCATTCCGGCGTGACCTGCTCGCCGTCCAGAGGCTCGCAGCCTATGGGGTCGCAGTCGCTCAAGTGGAGGCTTAAAGATGTTTCCCCGCTTTGAATGGCTGTTTAATGCTTTGCTGGTGGTGGGCTGGGCGTATATGGCTTTCTATGTGTTTCCGTCCGCCGTTTATTTTTTAATCTAACGCCTGTTAATGAAAAAATGACCCAGACCGGCTCATTTTTCGGAGACCACCGATTTCTTAATAGTTCCGGTGTTGGCGTTTTTTGTTTGCCCGCAGTAATTTACCCACAATTTTGGAGAATGTATGACTACAAAACCATTTTTAAATATGTTTGGCAAGGAAGTGCAATTGACCCGTGAGCAGTTTATTACTCGCTGGGTCGATAAGACAGACGGGTTTATGTCGCTGTTCTTGGGTCATGGCGATCCGGCTCAATTGAATACTTTTATTACTGAGGTTGAGCGGCTGGCTGGTATAGCGTGGGATGACTGTAAATAAGTGCTGTAATCCTCATGCCCTACGGGGCATAGGGATTGCCATTTGGTAATCATTAACTGCTAGGAGAAATTATGAAAAAGTACGAGGTAAAGGTTTACTCTGCCGTGGTCAAGGGTGATGACGGCGAAGACTTTGCTGTTGATATTGGGGTCGTTGATGTTGGAGTCCCATTCGAGGCTTATTGGGATAGCTGGATTGATCCCCGTATCTATTTCAACATGACGGCTCAAGAGCTGGAGGAGCTGTCCGTAGGCGATGAAGTTTCCGATGGCGATATTCTGGTTGAGATTGATAAGGTCAATCCATCAATCTGGGAGGCTGAATACGACCCAGAAAAATTCAACGAAGAAGAAGGAGTATTTTGATGCTGACAAAAAAACAGAAGTGGCAACAGGGCTTTGATTCTGCCCAGATTATGAAGGATCGAGGGCATTTCGCCAGCAAGTTGGCAGAGGCGTATTTCTATGCCGATGGGACTAATTCTATGCGGCTGTATGAGGCTTTCCCAGAGCTGTTTACCATTGCGCCGGTCAAGATCGAGCCGCCGGTTCCGCAAGACCTGGACAAGCAGTATTTCATTAAGCAATTGACCAATTACTTACAGGAGCAAAAAAATGCGAATTAAATCCGTTGATGTTGTTGTCCCAGCCGGCAAGTATGTGCTGGGTGATCCGTGCTACGCCGTCCCTGATGAAAATTGGGACGAATTGCTGGAGTCGTGCAATTACTTTGAAAACCCTGTTGGGTATATCAGGCTTGACGATTTGCATATGAACAAGACCTTTATTCTGGCTTTCCCGACCCGCTGGGGCGATGGCTATTATTTGGGTTCCAACGGCATGAATTACCCCGTTGATGCCGGTCTGATCGGTCTAGTGCCCGTGGACATAGCCAAGGATCTGGAGTCCCACTACCAGAACATTGTGAGCTTTACGAAAGACACGGTCTGCTCTCATGACGGGAGCGGCAGGCTGGTTTTTGGCGGCATATCAATTGAAACTGACCCAAAGGAGGAAGAAGAAAATGCCTAAATACGGATTTTACTTAGAAGAAACGACTACTGTATATGAGGAGGTAGAGGCAGATACCGTAGAAAAAGCGCATGAAATGATTTATGAGGTCATGGATTCAGATAATTTTGATTGGGGCATTGGCAAAATGGAGCGTGGTATCGAATTTATTGGGGAGATTAAAAATGTCTAATTGGGAAGATCAATTTGACGCTTGGGACACCAAGTACCAGCCTATACAAAACCATTTTGACCCGAAAGAAGGATGTAAGTTTGAAACTTACGGGGAGGAATTGGATTATGTATTGAAAGTGGCTTATACCGAACCGGCTAGGGTCTGGACTCTGGTCGAGGGTGACGATGGCAATCTCTATATCAGCAGCGGGTATCACCTAGTGAACAGGCTTAACTACTTTATTACCCATAACCCATGCGAATTGGAGTACGAGGAATACCCATATTTTATTTACGAGGAGGATTGGGATTCAGTTGAGGAGGAAGAAGAATTAGAGGAGTAGCGTTATCTTCAAGCCGATCCAGAGGGTCGGTTTGGGGGCTAATGTTAGCCGTAACTGCTAGGAGGATGTATGGAATTTGATATTGATAGTGCCAGCTTTAGGCACAACGGGGTCGCTGTCCGGAACCCGACCGTGAGTGATTGCGGCAGGTTTGAGGTATCGCCGCAGGTGTACGGGTTTTATGTTGAAAATACCGGTGGAGGCGCAACGGCGTGGGTCAAGGAATTTGATAACGGTTTTCTGGTTATCGATGACTACAATTGCAGCCATTTGCTGGGTGAAGGCGGCAGTCCCATGCTGATGTGCTTTTTCGATGGTGCAGAAAAAGAAATGTGGGGCAATGAGGTTATTTGCCTTGATATGCAGGTTGGGATCATAAAGGAGGCTGTATGAAAATGATGATTGAAATAGATGTACCGGAAGGTCGCTCGGTCTCAGAAGCAGAGGAAGCAGTAAAGCAGGCTTTTGATCCTAATTGGATAGCTGAATGGTGGCACATTGACGATGTTGCCAGCCAAGCAGAGGATAGAGGCGAAACGCTGACCGAAGACGAATGCCGTGATGTACTGGCTATGGTCATGCGTAAGCACGACTGTAATATCGGCATTAATTGGGAGGTCATCGACTATTGGATCGATGAGATTGTCAAAGAGCGTCCACCAGCTAAGTGCTGTATTTGTAAAGAGGAGTTTTATCGTGAAGACTTAGATCTGGTAGATGACGGGTCTGGCGATCTTATTTGTGAAGATTGTATGCACCCAGAGGAGGCAGCATGAGAAGGTACGGAGTGACTATCCAAATAACGGGAACCCAGTACATTGAGGTGGATTGCCCGAATGGTGAAGATCCAGAGGAGTACGCTATGGATCTGGTGAATCCTAGTAAAGTGGATGATTGGTCTTTTGAGGCCATTGATACTGACGAGGTGGATCCTGATGAATCTTAAAAACTGCGGCGGTCGGGTTCCGATCGTCAATTATGGCGATACGCCGTATCTGTTGGTGGACTTCCCTACGAAGGAGGTCTTCCACAGCCTTTACTCTGGTCATGTCCCGATTGAGAATCAAGAGCGGTACTGGGACATCCTCCAAAGAAGGAAGGCGGGGGCGACTTTGGATGCGGCAGGAAAACCCCACGCCGTAACACGGGAGCGGGTAAGGCAGATCGAGGCGAAGTTTATCCGGCTGATGGGTGAACGGTACCGGACTTCTGCTGTACCAGCAGTTTCTTCAGAGCTTGACTCGCTTTGAACAAGCCGACCCGCATATGATAGTCGTTGAAATCCTCACCGACTGTATCCGAAAGCCAGTACGGCTTGCCTGTTTCTTTGGCGATACTTTCGCCCACATGGCTGGGGTCGTTATCCGAGATGACGATCCCATTGGGTATGCTCCTCGCTACTTCTTTCAGATTGCCTGCCGAAAAACAGATGTGGATGGTGTATCTCATGCTATTAGTTTTCATGATCTGCCGAATAGACAGCCCAGTCGCATAGCCCTCGCAGAAAAAAATGTTATCGAGCTTGTCGGCGAAGGTAAACGATGCTCCCTTTGTGCGCTGTCCATAGAGGAACTTCTTATTCCCCTGCTCATCGATGAGCTGGCAGCCCACCAGCCGGTTGTCCAGCCGCATTGGAATGACTAGCTTGCTACCCTCGTCCGTGACCCAAACATTACCCTCCTCCTCTGGGAATCCCTTTTTCTCAAGGTATGGATGGGTGCGCATAGTGCATTGGTGCAAGATCCAGCCAGCCTTGGCGGCGGCTTTCTTAGCCAGCTCCTCACGCTCGGCAGCGGCGTTATTCTTTGCTCGTATAAATTCAGGGCTTGGGCGATAACTCTCATCTGCCTTCCAGACTGCTGGTTTTTCCATGGTTGCCCAGTTTTGTACGAAC